TTGACGTATCTCGCAGCTGTTCTCGCGTATTTCGTACCCAAATGGTCCTAGAACGCCTAATTCCGTCCTTACACGGGGCCATTCGTGCCGCATGGTGCAGGATTTTCATGATACCAGCCGTAGTTTTAGTCGATCCGACCGGTCCTACCGCCAAAGATATGAATTTTTCGGAGTAAAAGAACTCATCGAGGCTCTCGATGACCTCAAAGTCTATCTCATGTTGCATCGTCTACCGTTTGACCTTCGATGGTGATGGCATCGGACTGATCTTTGGCACGCGTTATGTTGATGACCACCTGTGGGCCACCTCCACCGGTATCCAACTTGGTATCCGGTTCCAACCTGCCCATCTTGTTGAGCATTTTTTGGAACTCTATCCGGGCCGTCGGGTTAATTGTGGGGTTTTGCATGTGACGGAACAAGTTATCTAGGTTCACTGCGCCCAACATACGGGCAACGGTCTCGATTTTACTCGGATCGTCTTCGATAGCCTGCAAGTCAGCAGGGGACAGAATGGCTTGGTCGACCTTTGATGGGTCTATTGCTTTGTACACATGGTTACTCATGCTCACACGTTAACACTTAGAGGGTTTTGGGTCAATGCAACTGAGTAGGGAGGAACAAACAGAGAACACTTGGAAAAAATAGGGGTCGCGATACACGTACTACATAAGGGCTGGGTGGGTGGCCCACCCCCCTCGGCCACTACCCCCCCTCTGTCAACCGCGCGCTATAGATAGGACGGTTAGATACACCTTCGGGTCACATCGTCCACAGTCGAAAGGTTGGGATTGTAGTTGAACCACGCGCGTTTTGTGTGTGCGGATGCGAAAGTTCTCAAGCGTCAACCGCTACTGCATGCGGGGAAACCAATCGGCTTTACCATAAGCGCGGACCGTGTATGCGTCACCCAATGTGACCTTGCGGCCGAACCCTACTCTGAGACAAGGTGGGGCACGCTGAATAACGTCGGATATCGCATTACCTCGCTGACAACGAGGCGCGGTATCTGTGAGCGCATCCGCGTGGTGCGTTCTCATATACCTTATTATCCATCAACTTTGTCTATGAAAGGACATATCATGTTATCTATCAAAGCTCTTAAAACTAAAGTGTCATCTATCAAGTCAGACACAAAGTCGCTTCGCGGCCGTATTCAAACTGTTCTCGTTCACACGGCTGGCCACGCCTACCAGCACCGCGATGTGACCATGTTCACAGAACTATACGCGGCGACTAGCGGTATCAATCGCAAGCGCATGGTCAAGTTTATCCACGATAACGGCTTCGCCACGTTGCAGAAAGACGGCTCGTTCAAGCTGAACAAGTCTGCTGTCAAGAACGCGGACTTCGACGACGGCGACGCTGTTGTTGAATACCTTAATGACCAAGACGCGTGGTATGTCGATGAGGAACAAGCTCCCGCAATCGTCAAGGCTCTTACTCCAGCAGTGTTACTTGAGCAGTTGGCTGACAAGATCGAGAACCCTAAGTCTGGCCAAGATGTCGTCGTTGACTTCGCTGCCTACAACGCCGCGATGCAACGTGTTGACGCCGCTATCCAAGCCCGCATCGCGGGCTAACTACTCCAATAATAGCCTTTATGACAAAATAGAGGCTATTTTACTTTGTCACATGGATTGTCATAATCCAAAGTTGTTTGTTTACAGGGGGTTGACCCCCCCTTTATGACATTATGACATTATGACAAAGATAAATAATAATATAGAGGAGGAAAAAAGCTCGTGCGTCCCGCTCGGATCGCGCGCTCCATCTCTATGCCCCCCAGCTTATCCCGTAGCTTTGTCATAATGTCATAAAGCTGCAATATCAAAGGCTTACAGCTGACCTTTTGTCATAAAGGTTTGTCATAAAGCTATTTTGTCATAAAGCCCCTCGAAATCTTTAACCTTGGAGGACATGCTCACATGTCAACACGAACCATACATTGGCACCACATTGCCGACTTGGCGATGAAACTATGCGGTTGCGTACTCGTAGCGGCTTTCATCGTGTGGTTGCTCGTCAACCTAGTAACCGGATGCGGCAACGTCGACGGCGTGTGCATCCTTCACCCCACCATCCCAACACAGGAGGTAATCCAATGAACGACACATCAATCATCGTCGTCAACATCCGTCACGTGTACGGCGAACGTAAAGTTTACCCACACTGCGACAAGGCGAAACACTTTGCGCATATCGCTGGCACCAAGACACTCACCCCCGTTGTTTGTGAGACCATCGAACGTCTTGGCTACCGCATCGAAACCGAAAGCGTCGAATGGAGGAACGCCTGACCTCATAAATCTAATCAGTTGACACCGTATCTGTTAACATGTAAACACGTGTGACATTACTTGCGCACGTCCGAATCTAACTGTGCATACAAGGAGAACCATATGCCATCATTTGCCCAATGCGAGAGCGCCGCCACTGCGCTACTATCCAAGACACCACATGCCGTCATCAACTTCGTCGGTGCGCCCGGCCTAGGCAAGACCGCGTGTACGCTCAAAGTCGGTGCCAACCTCGGTCTATCTGGCCCACGCATCCTTGTGGTGCATGTCAACAACCACGACATCGTCGACTTCACCGGCGTGCCAAGCGTCACCGACGACGGCATGACAATATTCAACCCACCCAAAATGTTCTACGACTTCCGCGAGGGTACTGGCCCCGGTCTTATCGTACTCGAGGAGTTGGCGCAGTCATCCACACACCACCAGACATGGGCGGCTGGCTTTATACTCGAACGCGAGACACCGACGTTCAAGCTCGACCCCGAGGTGCGCATCATATGTACAGGCAACCGTGCCCAAGACAAAGCCGGTGCCAAGCCACTACTAGGCCACCTTAACGACCGTATGTACCACATGGACATGGAGACAAGCGTTGACGACTGGTCTGGTCATGCCGTCGAGAGTGGCGTTGACCCTCTGGGTGTAGCGTTCATCCGCTTACGTCCTGACCTGCTCAACAACTACGACCCCAACAATCGTAGCAACGGTACACAGCGTTCATGGTTCAAGTTACTTACCGAGGTGCCGACCGACCTGCCTACTGATCTGTACCTTATGATCGCCGAGGGTAAAGTCGGTGAGGGTAACGCCGCCGAGTGGGTTGCTGCCCGTGACATGATGCACAAGATGCCATCTATCGACAGCATACGATTACACCCTGACCGTGCGGAGGTGCCGACTGAGCCAGCTGTGCGGTTCGCTGTTGCCACAGCGCTTTCGATGACGACGGAACCGGAAGCGTTTACACGGGACATGCAGTACGTCAGCCGTATGCCCAAAGAGTTCCAGATGGTCTACGTGACCGACGCGCTCCGCTTACACCCCGAACTTCAACAAACCACAGACTTCATCAACTGGGCTGTGGCCAACAAAGACATCTTTATGGGAGGCAACTGATGAACCAAGAAGACATCCGCTTTGAACTGACCAACATAGAAGTGTCAGCCCTCGAACTAGCTAACGGCAACTACAACGCTGGTGAGCTAGAAACTGATCTAATGAAAATAGCGCAAGCCGCTCGTGAGCTTGCTTACAAACTAATGGGAGAAAACTAATATGAATATGCAAGCACAACTACAGGCCGCGCTCGACGCCGCCACTTCAGCACCGATCATCGACGACACATCACACGTCGCTCCGCCCGCAGCAAAAACCAACGACGCCGCCGCGTCCTCATGGAAGCATGTGTCTGAGGTTATCCCACAACCTGCCACACCAACCGTGCAGATCAAATCGTTGGCCGAGAAAGCCATGCTCGTGACGCTCAAGATGTCACGCTATGGTACGACTAAGCTCGACCGTGACGAGACCGCCGCCTACGGTGGATCGCACAACGTGTACAAGTCTCTATTCTCTGGCAGCAACAACCGCGTCAAGAAAGCCAACAGCGCGTTCAATGCCGTCTACACATACCTCAAGGAGAACACAGTACCGTGGGCTAAAGGTGTAGACATGATAAACGCCGAGCAATACATCCCGCTCACCACCAAGCTACGAACGCTCAAGGCCGACGCCAGAGCCGCAGTCGAGGACTTGCTCACCAACTTAGAAGCTGAGATCGCGGCTGACATGAACTATCGTCAATCGTGCGCGGCTTCGACAGGCAAGGGGCATATCATATCTCGTGCCGACTACCCGAGTGTAGACGAGATGCGCTCCAAGTATAGCATCGACGTGCAGATCAGCCCCGTACCCAAGCCCAACGACTTCGACCCGCGCCACGGTGTGAGTGAAGAAGACATCGCGTCGCTACAGCGCCAGCTCGATGATGCGGCGACGAACGGCGGCAAGCACGTTATCAAGCAGATGCTCGACCCAATGGAGAAAGCAGTTGTTAACCTGTCAACACCTGTGGAGGACGTCAAGAAGTTCTACAACAGCATCGTGACCAACATGGTTGACGTCGCCGACCGTATGCGCCGGGCGAACATCAGCGACGACCCCGAAGTATCTCAGCGTATCCACGAGCTAACTACGCTGTCGACTGACCTTAACCGCAACACCGACGTGCTTCGCCACTCGCACACTGCCCGCAGCGCCGCCGTCAACGACATCTCTACTCTTATGGGTAAGATGCAGGGTTTGGTATGACACAGTCACAGCCCGAAGAGTTCTTCTGCACCGAATGTGATGGCACTGACATAATTGCCGAGGCGTACTGTAGCTGGGACATCACCACACAGAAGTGGTCGTACTACGAAGTCATGGATGAAGGCTACGATTACTGCCACGGCTGTAACGACCAGCGCATCGGAGGTTTCCGTCCCATAACCGACGTCAAGACGCTGGCTCAAATCGCTATTAATAGGGAGGAAGCTAATGCAGCTACCGCCGCCGCTTGAGGCGGAGCTTAAACGTCTGGGCGTAGTTGTCCGTGAGCAAGACGTTGTCCAACAACCAAAGGTCATACGGGAGTATAAGTTTCGTATGCCCAACTTAGACGAAAATGGAGAACCTGACTTTTGAAACATGAACCAAAGGCCGACGCTGTCATAGCTAAATTACAAAGCAAAGTTGCGATCCAACGCAACGAGATCGCTCGGCTTACACAACTTGTTGAGACGCTGATGAAGCAACGAGATGCGCTCACTAAAGATATACAATGGATGAGAGGAGAACCTAAATGACATCCGCAGCACTTCAAGACCCACCGGTCACATACGACGTCGACGACATCATGCGCCGCGTCGCCAAGGCCAAGTCCTTACTTATACTTGACCACCCATTCTTTGGCATGGCGTGTAGCAAACGCCCGATCATCTACACCGACACTGTGCCGACAGCGTGTATGTCAGCGACGGGTCAAATGTATATGAACCCAGCGTTCGTCGACCCACTTCCTGTACCACAGCTTATGTTCTTGTTGGCGCACGAGGCACTGCACTACATGCTCTGCCACTCACTGCGCCTTGGTACTCGTGACGCTAAAGCGTGGAACGTCGCATGTGACAAGGTTATCAACGACACACTTGTCGACGCCAAGGTAGGCGACCCTATCGAGGGCGGTGTATATATGGACGGCGCTCGTGACTTCTCAGCCGAGGAGTTGTATGACGATGCAGACGCCGACGGCCCCGGCCCGGGCGGTATCGGCAACGACGTAGGCTCACCCTGTGATGACGGCGGTCAACCACTCGACGAAAGTCAGATACATCAGCTGGAGGCGCAAGCTAAGATCGAGGCCGTCCAAGCTACCAAAGCAGCCAAGGCCATCGGTAAACTACCCGGCTCAATCGAACGTCTCGTCGATCAACTTGTTAACGTGTCAACACCGTGGCACGAGATACTCGAGCGCTTTATGATCGCCAAGGTCAAAGATGGTTACTCGTGGAAGCGTCCCAACCGTCGCTTCATGGCAAGCGGCATGTACTTGCCGGGTCACGATACCAAGCCACAGATGGGTGAGATCGTCATCGGTGTCGATACGTCTGGCTCTATCCAACAGCCCGAGCTTGACATGTTCAACGCTCACATCAATCGCATCCTGCACACGTGTAACCCTGAGAAAGTCACCGTTGTCTACTGCGACTACGACGTCAACTCTACCGTAGAGTATGAGCCTGACGACTTCCCTGTCACCCTTAAACTACAGGGCGGCGGCGGCACACGGTTCAAGCCGGTGTTCGACTACATCGACGAGAACGGCATCGACCCCGAGGTTGTTGTCTACCTGACCGACGGTCTCGCTAACACTGACTTCACCACCCCCCACGAAACTGTCTGGCTTACGACACTAGCCGAAGACTTAAAATTTGGAACTGTCATTAAATTTGAGGAGTAATAACTATGGCATATGTAAGAAAAACTGACACGCTGCAATACGATGTAATTAATCGCGTTCGTGAAATGCGCAGCGCCGCGTTAGCCCCGTACCAGACTAACAAACTGGAGATCGGTACACCCGAGTACAACGACATGCGTAAAGATGTTGTAGCTGCTACTTGGAAAGACGCGCCTGATCTACAACACAAGGTGCCCGACACATGGTGCGGTGAGCCGACCCGTGCTGATATTAAACTACACAATAGTGAAGGCACACGGGTGGCTCGGTTTTCCATCGAGAACACGTCTGCAAACCCCATGCGGTTTTCCCCAGCATATAGACGGCAAAGCTACCCCGACGTGGATGTGTACACCGCTCATCTGACAGGCGCGGCTAAGACATGGGCGGATTCAATCGCTGGCTTCGAAGCAAAGCAAGCAGAGGTTAACGAAAAGTTCAACGTCGTCGAACAGCAGCTTAAAGGTTACATGCAACAACACGCATCGCTCAACGCCATGATAACTGAGATGCCTGAGTTCGAGATGTATGTTCCAGACAAGTACATGCAGAAGTATCGTGCCAAGTCAGCACCACGTGCCAAGGTTGAGCGACCTACTAATGTAGAAAACCTTAACATCGACGTCGATGCTCTCGCAGCAGCAGCAATTACGCACCGCATGGTTTCATCCAACGGTTCGTCTTAATCACCCACCATCATAACCCCAAGGAGGTTTAATATGAAACGTCAAAACGTAGCCGCAATGGCTAAAGCTAACGGTGTCAATCCCGCGACAGCGCACCACCGCATTTCACGAGGCTGGACTACAGAGGAGGCGACGTCGACGCCAGCGCGTAAGTATTACAGACCAAAGCCAAAGCACCCTCGTGGCAGTAAGGCCGACGCGGTGTGGGCGTATCTTGTAGCCAATCCGTTGGCTCGTCCCATCGAGGTGTCCAAAGCGACCGGCGTCACATACGGCTATGTCTATAAGCTGATGTCCAAGGTAGGCACACCACGCGAGGTGTTCGAGGCCGAGGCCGCAGCCAAGGCTGATGTCACAGAAGATGTTAGCTTAGAACAGTTCGTCGCAGACGACACATCACCGTTCCCGC